TTCCTTCTGATACTCCTGGAATTCAGGATCTACATTACGTTCTTGGTGATAATCTTTAACGTGATCTTTATTTTCCCAATACCAATCTCTACTCCTTTTATTATTGGCCTCTTTATTTTCTTCATATTTTCTTTTACAACAAGCCTTACAATAGCTATATAAACCATCTGCTTTATGTTTATCCTTAGTAAATTCTGAAATTGGTTTGATTGGGTCTTCACAATCTGGGTGTATACATCTTTTAGTTGTTTCCATTGGTTAAAAAGACCTAAACGTGTTCAGGGTTGGAGTCCTTACTAACGCTTAGGTTTTATATGTATTAATAATGCATCTCCAACTCTGCATATTGTTTTATTATACATATGCAGAGATTTCGGAAAATTGTATTTCTTCTGAAGTTTCTTTTTGTTTTAAGTTGTTTACTATAAAATCTCTCCTCTCTTCTGTGTTTCCTGACATATAAAATTCAAGTATTTCCCCAATATTATCTTCAGGGGATATTGTAATAGGAATTAATTTTATACTTTTTTTGTTTATGAATTGAGCAAACTCATTCGGACTTATTTCACCTAACCCTTTTATATATAAAACTTCCACATTACCTTTTAATTTCTCTATAGCTTTATTTTTTTCTTTTTCATTATTACAATAAATGGTTTCTTTCTTATTACGAACCCTATATAAAGGGGTTTCTAATAAATGTAAATGTCCTCCTTGAATTAATTCAGGAAAATGTTTAAGAAAAAATGATGTTAATAACATACATATGTGTTGTCCATCAACATCACTATCACTCGCCAAAATAACTTTAGAATATCTTAAATTTCCCAGCCCATTATCTAAACCTAAGGCATTAATTAATAATTTATAGGTATCATTAATATAAACATCCTTTTTAGACATTTTAAATGAATTCTTAGGTTTACCTGTTAGTGAGAAAACTGCTTGGATATTAACGTCTCTTGCCTTGGTAATAGACCCACTAGCTGAATCCCCTTCTGTTAAGAAAATCATAGTGTCATCTTTTCTTGGGTGGTTAGTATTATAATGAATTTTACAATCTCTTAATTTTTTATTGTGAATATTTAACTTTGAAAACTTTTCTTTATTTATTTTTTTTATATTTAATAAATCTTTTCTATCCTTTTCAGATTGTTTTATTTTATTTAATAATATTTCATTAATTTGTTTATTTTTTAATAAAAATTCAGTTATTTTAGGACCTATATGTTTATCCAAATAATTACGTATCGAAACTCCATCAGGTTCCATATAACTTGAACCTAATTTAGATTTGGTTTGAGATTCAAATACAGGATCTAATATTTTTACACTAATTGCCGCAACTAAATAATTTGTAATATCACTAGCATCAAACTGTTTTTTATATACATCCCTTATACTTTTTATAAATATTTCTCGAAAAGCATTTTGATGAGCTCCTCCTTGAACAGTATACTGCCCATTCACAAATGAATATATTTCATCACTTTGTTTAAAATTATTATGAGTAAAAGCTATTTCCATATCTTCATTAGATATATGAACTATAGGATATAAAACTTTAGAATCAATTTTATTTTTTAATAAATCTTTTAAACCATCTTTAGATTCAATTACTTCCCCATTATAAATTAATTTTAAACCTTTATTTAAATAAGCATAATTCCAAAGTAATTCTTTCACATATTCTTCCCTAAATTTAAAACCTTTAAATATTGAACCATCTGGTATAAAAATAATTTCGGTACCATTAGGTTTGTTGGTTTTTTCTAAATTTTCTTCTTGGAGTATTCCTTCTTTAAATTTGGCACTTTTTTCTTGTTTATCCCTAATAGAATAAACTTCAAAACTTTTAGATAAAGCATTTACTGCTTTAGTACCCACTCCATTAAGACCTACAGTTCTTTTAAAAGCTTCTCCTCCATACTTGGCACCTGTGTTTATTTTTGATACACAATCAACTACTTTACCTAATGGAATACCTCTACCATAGTCTCTAACTTTAACTTGGTTGTTTAGGATAGTTATTTCAATATTGTTTCCATAACCCATAATATATTCGTCAATGGAATTATCTATTACTTCTTTTATTAAAACATAAATTCCGTCATCATATGAAGAACCATCACCCCCCTTACCGATGTACAAACCAAACCGCTTCCTTAAATGGTTTACTGAATCCAAAGTTTTAATACTATCTTCTTTATATATTAAATCTTCTTCCATAGTTTTTTAATTTAAAGTAAAATTTTTTCCATTTTTTCTTATTATATACTTTTAAAATTTTTGAATATGTTTCAGGTTTAAGGGACAAGTAATGCTCAATTTTTGAATCTAACCCACTATGAATTTTTAAAGAAATCTCTATTATTTTAATTTCAATTTCATTTAAAAACCTTAAAGCCAATTTATATATATAATTATCAGCCCCCAACTCACTTATATCATTAAAATATTTTATTCTATAATAATGACCTAATTCATGTGCAACTATCCAAACTCTATCTTCCAAATTATTCCCCTCTAAAGCTATTTTAATTTTAGGGTTAATTACTTGCCCATCTTCTGATAGATTATATCCAAACACTCCAATAGCAAGATCATCTATGCTTTGATAATTTACCTTAGGATTAGATCGATTTTTATTTAATTCTTCGCAACAATCATATACCTCAAATTGGATATTATTTTTTTTAATGTCTTCTAAAATTTTATTAAGAAATTTTTGTTTAATCCTTTCCTTGTTAAAAAGTATTTCAATATACCTTTTTGGGACTTTAGTACATAACATAACTTTTATTTTTAAATTATGCCATAAATGTACGAACAATTTTTCAAGAAGCCAAAAAGAAGGTCATAAACAGCTTTATGAAATTTGCTTTTGAGTAGGAGTTTCTTCAAATTGAGTTCTATATACTCTGGAAGTTCCGTCTTTATTCTTACCATACGTAAAAAACTTTTTACCTTGTAAATAAGACTTAAGATGTTTTTTGCTCAAAAAGAGCCTCTTCTTTATTGTTAAAATTACTTAATTTACCTTTAAATTTCCTGCTTACTTGATTGTCTTTATTCATAATTTACTTTTTTAAAATATTATTAACATAACTTTTTACTTCTTCCCACGATACTATTCTATTATTTTCTTTATCATAATATTTTATAGGATCTTTTAAACCAACATTAATAAAAGCTTCAATCCTAGCTAATGAGGTTGAATCCTTAAAATTACTATAAACTTTTTTCTGTTTATTCCTTAAATAAATAGGGTCATATGATGTAAAAGTTCTTGAATATACATCTTTATAATCCAAATCAAGTTCTTCACAACATTTAATTCCTTCTTTTAAAACATCTTCTTTTTTTAATTTGGTAAAAGGAGTATAATATTTAATACTTTCTGCATTCCAATTTCCTATATGGAATGCTTTTAAATCAGCATTTAAAAATTCTTGGGTACAATCCGGATAATGAGTTTCATCTCCAGCTTGATTAGCCAAAGATATTACAACTTCATCCCCAACATTAGATCTATTTTTTAATGCTAATGCTGCTGATTGAATGAAACTCCCAAATATTTTATTTCTATTTTCCACTACAGTTTGTCTAATATTCTCATCGTTATAATGATAACCTGTAGGTATGTCTTCTCCTCCTTTTATAAGATGGGAATTTATTAAATCAGAAAAACCCCCAATTTTAATTTGTTTAAAAGACACATTTAACTTTTTTTTATTTAAAAAATCAACTAATGATTTTGCTCTATGTCCTTCTACATCATGTTTTTGTCCATAATCAAAATTTATAGCTAAAACTTTATAACCTTTAGTCAGAAGATGGAGTAATAAGGTTGACGAATCCATACCTCCTGAAGCTGCTAGTACTGAATATTTTTGTTTCATAATTAATTATATGCTTTAATAATTTTTTTATAATATTTAATTTTTTCTAAGAAGTTTTTATTAGATAATTCTTTTAATATTTCTAAATCCTTATATTCTAAACAATCAACATTGTCCCTAATACTATCTAAAGTTTTATTAACTTCTTCTATGAAAACAGGGTTGGTACTCATTTTTTCCTAACCATTTTTTAAATATATTTATGTTTGTAATTACATCTTTCAAATTTATTTTATCACTATCCCAATGAATACATTTATTAAGGTTTAATTTTGGTTTATAATCAATATTATAATAATCTTCCCCAACTATCCCTTCCAAAGCGGCCATCACAGGGTTACTAGTATCAATGGTTTCTATTTGAGGTATGTCTTGATAAAACTTAAATTCCCAAGGTAAATTACATCCTAATAAATGAAGTTTATCATTTTGGGATATTATATTATCTTCAATCATTTTTAATATTAAAATAACCCTCCCCATAGACCTACGGATATGTTTATTTGGATGTGGAAAGTATTTATCATATAAAGATATTCCATATGGGATACAAATCTTATTAAATCCCATTTTTTTATATGTTAAATATAAACTAATAAAATCTGAATCAAAATTACTAGATTGTATTACAGGAACTTTTAATATATCTTCATCTATATTAATCTTACTCCATTCTTCAACTTGAGTAACGGTATAAAAAAAGTCTTCTAATTTATCAGGTATAATAAATTCATTAGGTTTGATTTCATCTATCCAACGAAGTAATTTATCCTTTGAATAGGGCTCTCCTAACTCATGCATTGAATTATCCATTATAATATAATCAGATGATAATTTGAAATATTCTCTATATCTCAAACTTTCATCTAATAAATGGGGTAAACAATATTGATAATCATTTAATTTACCTATATAACTCAATATAGATATTGGTACTTCATGGGAAACTTTTATCATAACTTTATATTTTTATTGTCAATATAGTAAAAAGATTTTAAAAAACCAATTTTATCTGTATCTTTTTAATCCTCTTCTAAAAAGATTCATTTTCTTTTTTGGGTCTTCAGAAGGTTTTTCTTTTTTTGGTTCTTCTTTCTTTTCAGGCCCAATTTTAATAAAGGGTTCTTCTTCAATTTCTTTCTCTTCAATTAATTCTTCATTATATTCTTCATCAAGTTTATCTAAAACATATTGTTTAAGTTCACCAATAAATAAATTTTCCCATTCTTCTTTGGGGTATTTTTTATCTTCACAAAATTCAACCAATTCTGGCTTTTTCATTTTTTTTATTGCTGTATTCATAATTTAAAATTTTAATTATTAATATTTAATATCTATTTATACGTATTTCTAACTTTCATCTTCATTAATGAAATCAAAATATTTTTCTTTTAAAGTTTGTTTTTCTCTATTTGTTACTTTATTATTTTGTTGCTGTTGTTGTTGTTGTTGTTGTTTGTAATATTCTTCTTCATTAAATTCACAAAATTTAAATTTACCTATAGATAAATCAGTATTTACCCCGAAAGTAATTCCATCTATTCCATATCTATTTTTCATTATATGGAATCTACCTGTACCTTCTACTTTGTCTTTTCGTTTTCTTGATAAGGACCCTAAAAAATCAGCTATCATAAGTTTATCATATGAACCTGCTGCTTTATCTCCTTCTATAACATCATCTTGGGCTCCCGCTCTATTTACCTGAGATACGCTCCACATGGGTATGTCTAATTCTTTTGCTAACCCTTTAGCATCTATATAAACATCATCAATTTTTTCTTTTTTATCTTTGATACTTTTATCTAAATTAGATAATAAATCTAAATAATCAACTAATATTAAATCAGGTTTAAGATTTATATCAATACATTTTTGGTAGTAAATTTCTAAAGTATTTATATTAGCCCTTTTTGGGGGAAATTCTTTTATAATTAAATTTCCTTTTAACCCCTTTAAAATCTCTTCTATTTTATCTTGATGGTTTTTTACCTGAGTTACTGGAATTTCTGGAAAATGGGCATCATATCTTCTTCCAACATATTTTTCACTTAATTCTAAAGTAAAATGTAATACATTATAACCCATTTTTACAGCATAAGCTCCTAATTCTACTAACATCCAAGATTTACCACCACCAGGATTTCCAAAAATTATTCCCAAATCACCATTTCCTAAACCTCCTTGTAACAAATCATTTATATCTCCCCAAGGTGTAGGTATTATATCTCTATTATCCCTATATCGATTTTCTGTTTCTTCTTTATAATTATGTCCTATATCTTGTTTTTGTCCAGATTTAAGAGCATTATCTATTTTATTTCTTATAACTTCATATTCTCCTGTCTTCAATAAATCTACAGATTCTAATAAAGCATTTTTTAATTTTTGATTTGTACAAAATTCAAAAAAAGTATTTTCTATATAATCTAAATCCCCAGAACCTGAAAAAGCAAATATTTCTCTTAAATTTTCTTTTATAGAGGCCTTTAATACATCATTTTCTACTTTTTGATATTCTACTTTTAAAACCTCTAATGTTGGAGGTGCTGAATATTTTTCATAATATTTTAATATATTTTGCACCACCCATTTATGAGATTGATTATCAAAATCTTCATAATCTAACAAATCATAAACATTTCTTAAAAATTTAGGGCTTTTTAATAAAGAATATATAACTTTTGATTGAAAATTTTTTCCATAATCTGAAAGATTTTTTAAAACTACCATTTTATTTAATTCTTATTAAAATTATATAAATAACTAAAATTCTCCCTTAACCAATAATCTAAATTTCTTAACACTCCTCCTAATTGATCTATATTATATAATCCGATAAAATTTTTAACATCTAAAGGAGGGACATCTTCCTCAATATACCCATTTAAATATTTAATTTGTTGATCATTTAACATTGGGTTTTTTAAATCCATTAAATTATAATTTCTTTTTAAATTTTCAATATTTAATATAATTCTAGAATATACTTCATGATCTTTATATTTTTTACTGCTAATATCATATATACAATCCATAGTTAATTCTACATCTTGAATTTCGGGAAATTTAGATAATATTTTTTTCTTTCCCAAACCTTTAACTCCTGATATTTTATCAGAAGGGTCTCCTAATAAAGTTTTATATATAATAAAATTTTTAGGATTAATTTTGTAAAATTTTCTTACAAGATCTTCATCCCAAAACTCCTTAGACATAGAATCATATAATATAATGTTTTTATTTACTAATTGGATAAAATCTCTATCCCTTGATACTATATATACTTTCCCCTCAGTATGTGAATTGGTTATCTTAGTGCTAAGATATGCTATAACATCATCAGCTTCGGTTTTACTTAAGGATATAATTTTTACAGGTAAAAATCTTAAATAGTGAACCAATCTTCCAATTTGCCCTATTTTAGAGTCTAGTTCTTCTTCAAAAGATTCAAATGTATTCCAATTAGTAATTCTATTTAAATTTCTATTAGATTTATATTCGGGTAATAAATTTTTTCTATTAGTTGAAGAGCCCTCACCATCAAATACTATATAAACAGAAGTTGGTGTCAAAGTATTTACCAAAGAACCCAAAGATTTTAAAAATCCTCCTAAACCCCCAACGTGTACTCCTTCAGGGTTCACATAATTTAACATTGAAAAGTTTCGTAAAAATAAGTTTAAACTATCAATTATTAAAACTCTATCATGTTTAGAAGAATCTTTAAAATTTTTAGTATCTGATTCTTTTATATTATCCAATATTCTAAATAAACCATCATTATCCATTATTCGGGTTCTTTATCATACATTATTTGAGAAACATCCTCTTGTTCATCTTCTTCTACTATGGAAAAATCTTCTCCCCCCAATATTGAAGCCCAATTTTTGGAATGCTCTTCTTTGTATTTTTGAATAGAATTAGAAGAATCTTGAATAAAACCATGTGGGGTCATTACCAATTTACCTTTAGTAGTAATCCCATTAACATGATTCTTTTCTATTTGTATGTTAGTACGTTTTGCAAATTCTACAGTTTTCCCATCCTTAATAGCTTTTATTTTATTAGTACCAGGATTAGAAACATTTCCAAATGTAACCATATATGTACAATCAAACCACATAGACCAACCTCCTTTATTCATTAATCTAGGTTGGGCCATAGGGGAATCTGGTTTGGCAGTCCAAACCTTATTTAATACTAAAAGTGTATTAGTATAAGGTGAAGATTCTTTTCGGGATAAAACTATTTTTTGATTTACATTATTACTAAACTGGGTAGATATAGCTCCTGCATTCCATTCATTATTATTCTTGTTTGATTTTAAAGACATTTCACAAGGGACTGAACCTATAGAATCCCATAAAAACATTAAATCATAAGGTAGATTACCTTTCTTTTGTTCATCCATAAGATCTAATATAAATCCTGCTACTCCTTCAATAGACTCAATATTTTCCCTATCAACATATATAAAAAAGCCTTCATAACCAATTACTTCACCAGATTCTTTATCTTTAATTTCAGAAAATTTAAAACCAACCTTTTTAGCAAACTCCCAATCCCATTTCATTTCTGTAATTATCAATACAGGTAATATTCCATGTTTTTGAGCTGAAGTCGCAGCCTCTAACAATAACAAAGTTTTACCAGTATCACTATAACCTCTAATTATACTTATATGACCCAAAGGTATTCCTGGGACAGAGGTCGTTTCTTGATATGCTTTACTTAATGGTAACCATTTTTGTTCTTTAAATGCAGTTGATGTTTTTAATTTTTTATCATTCTTAAATTTTTCTAAATTAAATTTGGATTTTAATTCTTGGCTAACAGCAGCCTTTAAAGATTTTTTATCTTTATTATCACTCATATTTATATAAAAATTTTAAATTAAATTAACTAGAAAATCAATTATTGTTACCCTTACTCTTTATCCTTTTAATCAAATAAGTCATTAAACTCTTTTTGTGGATCTTTCTTTTTTTCCAAAGGGTTAGGATTGTGGGTTTTTACTTCACTTTCTTTAACCGATTCTTCTACATCTTCTTCATCATCTTCTTCAGGAGTTAACCATTTCTGTAAATTTTCCTTCATTTCTTCAAATGTAAATCTTGTATACCCTTCTAATGGTTCAGGTTGATTATCCAACCATTTATTTATTTGATCTTCATTATCTGACAAAGGAGTAGTTTTTGTCTTTGGTCTAATTGAAGATTTATTGTACTGTGTCCCAGTAAGTTCAGGGCCTATTGTATCAATAGTAAAATCTCTCCCTTCTTGAATATCAGTATAATCCCCTATATCTTCATCATCTGCCATAGACAAAAAATCAGTATATACTGTCTTTCCAAATTGCCACCATCTAACTCCTTTATCTTCTTCTCCTCTTACTATTACAGGAGCAAATATTCTTAATTTAGGAGATAATTTATTAGCTAAAGACCAATTTTCTTTTTCGTTAGTTTCTCTTAATTTTTTAGTAAAATTTTGAATTGGGTCTTTTTCATCAAATGTTATTGGAGAAATCATAACTTTATTTCCAATTCCATAATAGAAGTAGGCCTTTACAAAAGGGTTGTTAGGGTTATCTTTATAAGGTACCACCCTAATTACCTTCTTTCCTACAGGAGGCTTCCAGAAAATTTTATCAAAATCTACTTTCTTAGCAGACTTTCTTTCTTTTTGTTGGTTAATTTTTTGTAACTCTTTTTTAATTTCAGTTATATCCATAATTTTTATTTTAAATGTTTATTTATGATTAAATATAATAAGACTTTTTAATGAAACCAAGTTTAATCAGAAGATTCTACAACTTTATATATTTTAGTTTTAAGTACTTTCAATTGGTTACTATCTGTTAGTAATATACTATTTTTATAAAAATCCCAATTTAATTTAAAATTAAAATCTAAACTTCCATTATTATGTATCTTTACTGCCTTATTTAGGGCATTTATAGTATATATAGTATTAGTTTCTTTTTTCTTATGTACAAGGATAGTATTATCTACATTATTAAGTATATTTCCTCCTTCAATACCATAGGTACAAGCATATTCTAGAGGGTTTTGGGTAAGAGTTAAAACAAAAATTTTATAATTTCTTATAGGGAAGTTGTTTATTAAATATTCTATTAATGTTTGAAGGTTGTCTTTTTTAACAAAAGAACAAAACAATTTATTTTTCATAAAATTATATTTAATTTCACCCAACGTCTATCTATTGAGATGTTTATGTCTTTAATTTCTCTAAATTTATTTTTTAATTCATTTTTTAATTCATTAACTTTTAAAACATCTTCTACCCCAGCATTTTCCCCATCATGATTCTGATCGGTTATAAAACAAAGGTTTATTTTTCCATTTTTCCTCCCTTGAGAATGAAGCCTGAGACCTGTTTTTCTAAGATACTGCTTTATATCTTTTACAATGTTATTTGTAGATTCTTTAAGTAAATCTGTTAGTTTCATAAGTATTTTAATTTAGTTACATAAGTTCTTCTCTAATAATTTGTTTTAATTCAGATTTTTTCATGTTTTTATTATTTTTAATTCTATTATAAATATTTAAAAATCTTTATGTATATCTCCACCAACTTTTAAACCTTCAGGAAGTGAAGTAATTTTAGTATCTCTTAAATCTAAATTACCTCCAACTTCTAAACCCTTAGGAAGTGAAGTAATTGGAGTATCTCTTAAATCTAACCAACCTCCAACTTTTAAACCTTCAGGAAGTGAAGTAATTGGAGTATTTCTTAAAAATAAATGACCTCTAAATTTTAAACCTTCAGGAAGTGAAGTAATTTTAGTATCTCTTAAAAATAAATGACCTCTAAATTTTAAATCTTCAGGAAGTGAAGTAATTGGAGTATTATCTAAAAATATATTACCTCCAACTTTTAAACCTTCAGGAAGTGAAGTAATTGGGGTACCTACTAAATCTAACCAACCTCCAACTTCTAAACCCTTAGGAAGTGAAGTAATTTTAGTACCTATTAAATCTAAATTACCTCCAACTTTTAAACCTTCAGGAAGTGAAGTAATTTTAGTACCTCTTAAATCTAAATCCCCTTCAATATATAATTCTTCCTTTGATAAAGGAAAACCCTTGATAAGCTTATTAGTAATTGTCCTTTCCTCAAAGTCCATATCTATATTACCATCAACATATAAATTTTTGGCTATTGTAAAATGACCTGTTTCAGGATATAGACCTTCAAAGAGATTTTCAATAAAATCCTTAAAAGATTTAGGTATAGTTCCATAAACCCTCTTCTCAGGAATATAAACTATGTCTTTGGGGTCTTTAGCATTTATGAAAGGTTTGATTAATATTCTACCTTTAGGCCTATTTAGATTTTTATCATCAGAAGAAGTTAAATAGGCTATTAGAGTTCCTTGTTTTATGTCTTGATTTAAATATTTTTTATATTCCCCACCCTCTAAATTCATACAAGAAGTCCAACCTCTATCAGTAGACATTCCACCTAAGTCATAAGGGGCTCTTGATATGACTATCATAAGATCAGTATCTTTAACAGCTTCTCTAGTCTTGTCAGTATTAAACTTTTGAAGAAGTTCAGGCTTTTCCTTATTTAAGACCTTACCTAACTTCATTTCCCTTTTATGAGGGTCAATTGCTATACCTTGTTTATAGTCCTTTATTTCATAGCCCTTAGATTTAATAACTTGTTCAATTTCTTTTTGAGTAGAAGATATCTCTTTAGATCCTTCACCTTTTTCAAATTTAAAATATAAGCGTTCCCCCCTTTTACTTTCATCTATATAATTTGGGTGTTTTTTGAGGTAGGAAAAGATTTTGTCTATTTGGGTTTGGACTAAGGAAGACCTTTGAATTTTATTTAACTTTTTAGCCGTTTTGAGAGGAAGAGCCTCAGACAAAAGTTTAATTTCATCCCTTATTAAATATCTTAATATTTCCTCCTTTATTAAAAATTTAAATGTTTTATATTTCACTTTTTAAGTTTTCGGTTAAAAAATATATTTTAATGTTTTATATTTTTATTATACGTATTTAAAATTTATGAAAAATTATAGTTAAAACCAACCTTTTTCTTAAGTTTTAAATCATAATTTTTAAATATAATTTTAATATCTTTTATTAAGTTTTCCTCATCTTTACTTACATCAAATAAAAAAGAATCATAAACAAAGTGAACTATTTTAGTTCTTTTATTTTTTAATATTTTTATAATATCCCACAATATTAATACATTTAATGAAATTTCATAACTTTGTAAATATAAATTAAATAACTTTTGTGGCTTTAAATCTTTATAATCTTTTTTATAATATTTATGGTTAGATATAGGCACCTTAATATAACCATCACTATTAAATTTATCCCATAATTCATCAATAAATTTTTGGGTTTTATTAAAAAATTCTAAATCTTTATATTTATCATATATTCCCCCATATATTTGCCTAAATGTAATAAATTTGGATTCTTTATAATCTACATTATATAATTCAGCTAAATATTCATGTGGGTTTTTTCCTTTAAAGTCATAATCTATTAATTTAGCTATAAGTGAAGGGTGAGATGCTTGAATATCAAATTCAATAAAATAATCATTTCTGGGTATAAAAGATTCTTTACACCCACTCTCATTAGATAAAGCCATATAATTTATTCCATCAAATGTATTTGAAGGTCTTAAGGTGTCTGTTTTTAAGTTGAAATTAGTATATACCCAATCCCTATTGGTTTTATAAAAATGTTTTGAAAATTTTTCCTTGTTTATATATATTCCACTTTTCTCAATAAAAGAAAATATTAAGGGAATCTTATTATTTATAAACTGGTTGTGTTCAAAATTCTTCAAATTATCTTTATATTTTTGAAAATCTTTATCACAACTTTCATAAAGTTTAGGTAATGGTATTAATTTATTTAAATGTAGTATTTTTTTTCTATATATTTTTTCAAATAAATCTTGAATTTGAGTCAAATGTTTGTGATGATCTTTAGATTTAAATGTTATATCAAATAAATTTGGTAAAGGTAAGTAATGTAGTATTTCTTTTTTATTTAAAACATATAATTTAGGTATATTTTTTAAGTATTTAAATATATCTTCATAATTTAACAATAAAGATTCACTATGTTCTAAACATAACATATACCCTCTATCCCAGTCAGGGGGCTTCAAATATATTGTAGATATTTTATTTTCTACAGGATGTAAATTTTTATATACAGGAATAACATCAATATATAATTCTTGATGATTTTTGGTATATAATTTTTCTAATTGAAATTTTGTTTCTATTATCCAAAACATATTTTAACATAACTTTATTTCACGATAATATACGAAGGAAAATTTAAATCACCAAATTTTTTTCGTGAAGTACCTAAAGACTAAAGACTTTTAGGTTTTAAAATTTAAAATATATTAAAAATTATAGAATTTAAGAAAATCTTCCCCTAAAAACTTTCTAAAATTTCTTAATTTTAAATTTCTAGAAACTTCACTTACAGAATTTAAATTTTTCTTATAAACCACATCTTTATTACCTTTTATAACCCATTTTACTTGGAAGGGGATATATAATTCCCAAGCCCAATCTTCATCTTCATCTATAAATCTCTGATATATTTCTTCCTCTACTTCGATATATCTTTCAATCCCAATTCTCTTAACAAAATATCTCATAAAATATTCCTTTTCATAAGAAGGAGTAGGATAATAAGGTTTAGGAAGATTTTTAATTTTATCTTTGGGGATTCCTCTTAACTTCAAATAATCTTTTATATCTTGATTATATCTTATTGTATATTCTTTGTGTTCTGGTTCTTTAGAAATTGGAATTAATAAAGTTCTAGGTTTGTATGAATAATCTTTCCCAATATAAACACTTCCATCTGAAAATTTATGGTAATAACCTGTGTATGGTTTACCTGTTTGAGTATTTAAATATTCACCCCCATTTGTAAATAGGTTAGTTTTTATTTTATTTTTTGGGTAGTATCTCATTTTTATAATTTAATCTCTAATAGGAATAGACATTCCTTTAATTGTAGTATCCCAGCTATTTAAATTAATTTCTTCATTAACTTCTTTTATCAAAAATTCTAAAGCAGATTTATCTCCATTTCTATACATTTCAGGTAAAATATGAGAAGATTTATTTGTAATTCCAAATCTTTCATAAATTCTCATTCCTGAAAGACCATCCATTGTTAATTCTAATTCAAATGGGAGAAAAAATGGGGCAGGTTCATTTCCATACATTATATTTAACCCTATTACTAAATTGTATAAATCTCTACCTGTATTTTGGAAAGCTCTTGCAGTATTTTCATCAAAAGTAGAAGCAACATTAGTTTCTATATATTTTCCCTCGTGTCCTCCTTCCATATATGTTTGGGTAATTTTTACAAAAGGGTTAATAAAATTATTTATATAATCATTATATTTTATACATAAATCTAGTAATTTATTTATATTATCTCTAAAACTATCACCATTTAATAATTTATTAGGGGAAATTCTATCAGTTAATCCCAATTTTTTATTTTGCATAAAAACACTGGTAGAATCTCTATCTAATGGAGCTTCTCCTGCTTGGGCACCTATAGTAATCATTGAAGCAAATTCCTTATTTATAGTAACTGAAAATTTAGGTTCTTTAACAAAACTTCCTAATCCATATATGTTAAATTTAGTAGGTGTATCTTTTGTAGGGGCTCCATCAATTGAACCCTCATAATCAGTATTAGTATTATCTCTAAAAAATAATCTATTAGTATCTGGGTCTATTTTAGGTTCAACATTACATAAATTTCCAAAACATCTATTTATATCATCACAAATTGAATCTAAAAATTCATATAAGGAGATTTTTCCATCGTGTGAAGATTTTAAAGACCAATATTTGTCAGCTAAATGGTTAATATTAAAATAAATATTCATAAGTTTACCTAAATTAGTTTTATTACATATAAACTCCCCCATAGTATCATACACACCCCCAACAAATAAGCTTTTAATAATAGGACTTTTTACTAAACATATACTGGGGTCCAAAGATATATTACCCAATGTTACTTTTTGCTTTTTAAATAAAGGAAGTCCTTCGAAAATTTTTTGTTTTTTAATTTGGATACCCAAATCTGATGGTAAATTAGATAAATCATTTCTATGAAGTTTTATATTAGATTTAAAAAGATTATATTCTTGGTTATTATCAAACTTAAGATAAGGTACATCATTATCCAGTTTTATATTCCCACCTGATTCAAAATATTTTAATAAACTTCCTAATCTTATGTAAGCTTCACTTTGTGTATCACCACGAGCTCCTTTAAAATAATAAAGTTTATAATATAAAATATCTTCAGTCCTTTTAAACCCTTTAATTTTATTTTCTACTATATTATTATATTTTCGGAACCGTTTCCCCTCCTCCTTATGTTTCCACACATATGGAGTAACTTTTGATAGAGTATTTATATAATATAATAATTCAATAAATTCATCTTCATCTTTATATTTCTCTATTAAGGGTTTATCTTCATCATCTTCCCCAATTTCTTGTTTAGTAACAGTAGCAGTACCCATTTTCAAAGACTCTATAACATCACCATGTGAAATAACTTCTATTTTTATAGTATAAATATTTTCAGAAAAACTCCAATTAAAATTAACTATTCTTCCATAAAAGGCACCATAATTACCATAGTGTTTTTTCTTTTCCTTTTTTATATCTTCAAACATTTTTTCTTGTGGGGATAACATTTTTTCTTCTTCTTTAGGTCCTATAAAATCTTCTTCATAACTAGGACCTATATTTACAGATTCTGCACTAAACATCTGTTTATAAGGAGCAGTAAGCCAAGTATCCCAATTTTTAACCCCCTCCTCATTATGTAAATATATTGAATGACCCCATTCTATAAGAACTGAATAACCAGGTCTCATATATAATTTTTCTATAATATGAAATTGTTCTATACTGTAAGCTTTTATAGTTACTTCAGCTTTTTTAATAGATCCCCCAGTTAAAGTTTTTATACTAACTCTTTCTATACCTGACATAGGTCTGTATCCTAAGTCATCATCATGATGGTAAGTTTGTTCAAAACCCTTTTTTATTCCTTTATCCCAAACAGAGGTACCCCCAAATAAAACATTATCTTTTGCTAATTTATCACTTCTATGTATATTAACTGAAGAAGACATTCTAATCCAAGGAGTTTTTGAATTAAGGAATCTTATATCATCATCACTTTTTTGCTTTTTTAGTAATAACTCTTGCCTTTTATTTATTTGGGTACCTATTTCTTTATCAAAAGTACAACCTAATATATTACCTATATCTTTAGAGAAATTTCCCATATTTAATCATTTAATTCTGTAAATTTTTCCAATATTTCATTTAAATCATAAGGAATTCTTATTTGTTCATCAGAACCTATATATATACTCCCAAAATCCAGTTTATTAGGATTAGCACATATAATTATCCAATAATAACTTTCATCTCCATAAAAATCTAAAGCTAATGAATCAGCTCTTTCAGTAACATCTGTTATAATATATGTATCGTCTTCATGAAAAGGAATTTCAGGGTATACTATATTTTGGTAATATCTAACTCCTTCAGAAGTTTTTAAAATTGGTATGTTTGAATATCTATCCATAATTTTTTATCCATTTTCAAGATTTGGTACTAAATTTTTAACCCAATCATCATCTTCATCCTCATCTTTATAAGGTAAATCACCTCCAATAAATTTCCCACCTGTTTCTGGTAAAAATGGGTGGATTGGTGAAAAGCTAAAGTTATTTACCTTTATTAACATAGGCAATTCATTATCAACATCCCATGATGTATTATCTTGTATATCTAAACTAACTCCCCTTATAATTCCAGGAAGATCTCTTACATAATTACCTATAGTTAATTTAACTATATTTCCCCTCATAAAACCTTTTCCACCATAAGTTGGGGCAGTCAATGAAGCTAAATATTTTAATTTTTCATATTGGGGTTTTAATTCATATTGGGAATTAACTGGAACCTGAAACCCAAAAGATATAGATCTTGAGAACCCATTATATCTAAAGAATTCTTCTGCTCTTCCTGCAATTGTTTCTGTTTGCCAAGAAGCATTATATGAATCTTTAATTGGGTCTAAATAAGCTCTAAATTCTAAGAATTTATGGAATTCTGGTTCTGGTGATATAACTTCTATTCCAAATTTTATTAAAGAATCTTCATTCCATTCTACATCATCTTTAACATCTTTAAGGTGGATTTGGTCTAAAAAAGATTTAATTAAGTCTTCAGTAACTTCTTCATTATTATATAAATGCCAATCAGTTAAACCTTCATCTGCTCTAAGATTTAAATATTTATTTTCTTGAGTTAATTTATCTATAATTTCATATCTTTTTCTTTTTAAATATCTTAATTTTTTATTATATTTACCTTCACCTTCTTCGTTAAATTTAGAAGACCTTTCTATAGTATCTTCTTCTTTTGTTATTTTAAGAGAATGATATATGAGATTAGAATCTTCTATATTTATATCTTTTCTTTTATTTGGAATTATAATCCAATTACCTTTTATTAAATTAAATAAAAATCTACCCCCCCAAAATATCCCCTCATTTTTCTTAATTATATCTATTCTTTCTTTTTGTTTTAAATCAATTTTTTCCTTAGGGTTTTCATTAAGTAATTTAGCTTGTTTTTTTGATTCTTCATCATTCTTTAAAGGTAATATTTTATATTTATTTTTTCTATATAACCAATTTTTATGTTGAGTCCAGTAAACAGTAGTCCTTTCATCAAATATATTATTATTAGATAAAATTCCTATATCTCGTAAAAAGTCAGCAGCTCTATTTATAAAATTTCTAGGGCCTTCTCCACTATCTTCAGTAAGAGGTTTTCTATATAATTCTTTATGTTTTTTTATTAGTCTATTTTCTTTTTCATCTCTTAAGATGTCATCTTTAATATCATAATATTTAGTAATATTAAATAAAGGATATTGACCTTTTTGTTGAAACCTTAAACCTGTTCCACTAACAGCAACTTGATCTATAGTTTGGGTTGGATAATATAATCCTGAAGGGATCATACCAACTCCATATGTTCCTATAAAATTTGTAGCTCCACCAAAACCTCCAGCATATTGAGAAGCTTCTGTTTTAGGACCTGTTGCTGCTAATACTTGTTGTTTAGCTATAAAAAGTGTTCCTTGTGTAGTTGAAAACCATTTACCTATCCTTTCAACATCTTCTTTTCTTCTTCTTACATTTAATTCAATTAAATTTTCGGCTCCTAACTTTTTTTCATTTATATTTTTAGTTATAAAAGGTGAAGTATCTTCTCCTAATGTGTTTTTTCCATAAGGTAAAGATTTCAAATTTGTATTTAAATTTATAAGATTTCCCATAATTTATTTTTACTGTATTGAATAATTAGCAGTTCCAGATGTTAATGCTATACCTACTTTATTACCATCCATTAATATATCACTTTCTCTTTCCATTACTTCTCTTAATAACCCCTTCATTTCCTTTATTTCTTCTATGAGAGGCTTAAGATTTATTTCAGAACTTGGTGAAGATTGACCCTTTCTTCTATCTTCAACTCCTAAATCTG